TCCTGAAGATAGTCAGTAGATGTAGCAGGATTGCCTCCTACCTCAACTAAGATATCTCTCATTAGGTCAGTAGAGGTGGCTAGGTCTACTCCATAGTAATCTGCTATGCCACTAAGGTAGCTACCATTGATGGTGCTTACTCCTAGATTATCTGCTATTTGTTTTAATGTATCACTCATAACTATATTATATTAAAGTTGCTTTTTGTTTAGAACGAATAGTAGGAGTCATCGGTATAATACTCCTGCCTAATGTAGGTGGTAGCATATCGGATAGCATCCATAGCATCATCATACAGCTTCACCGGTTCATCCATGATTTGGTCACCTATCTTCTTCCACTTATAATTCTCATACTCTTTCATTATCTGCTTGTCCTCCTGACAAAATACTCCAAAGGTCTTAATGTTATCTATGCCTTTCTTAACTACCTTGTTAGCATTATGCACATCATACCCTGCAGTATTCATCTCTGCTATTATCTCAGGTCTTGAGTAGTCTGCCATTATCTCTATGTGCTTATCTACATTCAATGCATCCATTCTCTCTATCAGCTGAGTAGTGGTGAGGTAGCTCTCATAGATAATCTTTTCAATAAAGATATCATTGTCACAGTAGTAGACTCTGACTAGAGCTGTAGGGTGATTGTATCCAAAGTCTAAGCCATAGACATACTTCACGAACTTAGTTGGTCTATGAGCTATGAATGTCCAATTAGAATAGATGTTACTCTTAGAGATAGCTTTCTCACCTAGAGCATATATCTGATACATTGCCTCATCAGTTCGCTTCAAGTCCTCTATCTGCTTTTTGATGCTATCAGGTAGGAATGGATTGTCCCTATAGGTAGACTTGATTAGGATGCTTTCCTCAGTTGGTAGGTCATAGAGCCAGGAGGATGACTCAGATGGATTGTAATCAAAGATTAACTTGTCTTCTGTTCTCATGTTAAGCTGAGTAAAGTCATCATAGAATAACTCATTAGCCTCATTGCACCATGCCACATCTCTCTTCCTACCCCTTATCTTTTGCTCGTCATCTACACTAAAGAACTCCACTATAGATCCATTAGGGAATGAGTAGATATGCTCTGACTTGTTGTGATTGCTCACCTCATAGATATCCATGCTCTTCATGATCTCTAGAAAGTCCCTCATCACTGTAGCTCTAAGTGCAGGGAATGTCTTACGAATGATTGACACTACCTTATTCTTATTCTGATAGCAGTAGACTATTAGCATCTGACAAAGGCTGTAGGTCTTAGAGCTTCTACTCCCTCCCTCATTGATAATGAATCTTAGTGCAGGATCAGTGAGAGCTGCATAGTTCTTTTGGAATATAACTGTACTATCTATCTCCATTGGCATAAGCATAAGCATAGGCTAACATCTCCATCTGCCTACTATCACTGATAATTGCTATCCTGTTAATCTTTATAGCTACTCCTTTCTTAGAATAGATGTAAGCCTCAACAGCTTGACACATCATCTCAATCCTTTGCACTAGTAATGATGTTCACCTTAATCTCAGAGATTTCCTTACCATTGGTAGTGATGTCTGATTTCTCAGTTAGGTTGTTTAGTCTCTGAGTGATGGATGGATTGTATTGACCAACCATGCCACCCTGTATCTGATCGTTTCTGATTTCTCTCTTTATATGTGAACAGACTGTCCCATAGTCAGAATATCTATTATCAGTATTATCTAAATAATGGTGAACATCTGAGTAGTTATTATAGCAGAATACTTGAAAGCCATCTAATGTCAAAGGTACTCTCAAAGGCTCTGCCACCATCTCTGCAGTCTTTTGTGATAGCACCCATTTATGTCTAGGATTAGCTAGAGTATAAGCTCTATACTCCTCAAATATCTCCATGAGCTTCTCAGGAGTCTCTATTAGTTTAGTCCTGCCCATTGTCATCCTCCTCTGTTATAGTTTCAGGAGCAGGTATTGGTCCTTTGACTGCTTTATACTTCACTACTTTAGGCTCAGATACTGTTGGCTCTTCAAACATATAGCCTAAGCCTATAGACTCACAAAAAGTGTAATTCTCAGTTGAGACATTTACATTATTACCTTTGTGAGATACTTTTACTCCAATAAATTCATTTTTAATTTTCATCTCTTAGTTGTTTTAAATCGTTTTTAATTTCTTGTATCCAGTAATGGGCAGATGTTACAGGTATTTTAAAATATTCTGCCATTGCTCTAGCTGTACTGTATCCTTTATCAAAGTAAGATTGAAATACTATCAGCTTAATTCTATCTGTTATCCTCCCTCTATATGTCTCTATCACTGCCATGTTGTTCTGATACTGCATATCTTCTCTAATCTTATCCCACAAATCAGTATCATCATCCATCACTATCGGCATAGTACTATCTGTAGCTGTCACTCTCTCCTGTCTATTAGTTAGTGATGTACTCCATAGTATTTGCATCTTAATAGTGTTTAATAGATATGCTTTCACCTTACCGGGATCAGTTACCTCTATATCTATATTACATAAATATAAAAAAGAGTTATTTATTACAGCATCAGCTGAAATAGTAGACTTCATTCTTACTAGAAAATAGTTAGTATATTTCCTTATCTCTTTGTAGTGAGCTGATATGTAGTTGTCAAGTATAGGTCTCATACCATTGCTTGAAATCCTTAAGCCATATCTTTCTCCTCACACTAGCACAGAAGCATTCCTTTTCATAACCAAGCAACCTATCTTTTATAGCCTTGAGTTTTATTAAGTGAGTCTTATAGGATTGCTCTTTCTCAGGTAGACTGAAAACATATTCTATTATTACTTGCTCAGCTTCTGTAAACATTCCTGTAATATAAACGATAGTAAGGCTACAATAGTTGCTTCAATAAAGGACCAGGTGCAGATTAATGTTAGCCAAAAAGATACACATTTAATACAGGTAGCAGATGAGTGCAGATACATTGCTAGAATGCTAGGTTTGAATTTGCTAAAGATTGAGTCAATCAGTAGCTGTAATGGCTCAAAGTTTACTATAAACCATGATATTGCGATATAGGTTAGTATGTTCATTTGCCAAAAATAACAAAGGCAGCCATAAGACTGCCATAAAGTTATTAGTTTTTTAGATAATTTTTCCACCATTTGAGATAGAACTGCTCATTTACAGCCTTACCATTAGTGAATCTCCAAATGGAGCAATAAGAGACTCCGATATCCTCAGCGTAATGACTGAGCTTATATCTTTGGGTGAGCTTAGACTTGGTCTCTTTAATCATAAAGTCCTTAAGGCTCTGCCCCTTAGAAAGGGAGATCATCACCAGGATTATCAGGTACATGAGCAGGAGCTACTGCAGCTGCAGTTAATAGCTCAATCTTCCATAGCTCTAGTGAGTTGAAATGCTTATCCTGCCATTCTCTACCTCTCAGATTGAATGATGCCTCCACCTCTTCACCTACTCTACAGCCATCTAGTAGAGCTGTTTTGTCTCCTGTAGCTTGCAAGCTGATGTGTTGGGGATATTTGCCATCCTCTACGGTTATTACTACTTCTCTCTTAGAGAATTTCTCAGTCACCTGTACGGTATCACCTATCACTTTGATAAGTCCTTTCACTTTGTACTCATTCATATTATAGTTGTTATTAAATTATACATACCTAGTATTATCAATCCATAAATTATCAGCATCAGGATCATTGCCATTGTTTTCTCGGTCATACTACTTTATCAGGGAATGGATTGTTGTACTCACCATAGTGTAGTGTCTCTAGCTCCATAGCATACTCCTTAGCTTTCTTAGCAGCAAACTTGGCACTGATGCCAGGATTGTTATGTATTAGTGCTTGTAGTGCTGCAATTAATGCAGTCTTGTAAAAATCTTCTTGTTCCATCTTATTTATTATTTAATTGATTAATATACTTAACATAGTACTCAGTGCAGTGATGCAACTGTATTTTTATCAATACCTCTAGATCTAAGTCTCTATAAAATCTTAGAGTAGTGATTCTTTTCTCAGGAGCTATGTGATCTACCTGATGTAGTGATAAGTTCTCCCATTCATTCAGTAGAGATGGATCTGTAGAGACCATACAATAGACTAGACTAGCATAGTTCTTATCATATAACATCATGTAAGCTCTTAGCTGCCACTCATAATCTTTATTTATACCCTCTTCAGGAGTAGCAGGGAACGTCTCTAAGGACCAGGATGTCTTAATGTCTATGATTTGGTCATCTAGAACTATATCAGCCTCTCCTGTGAGCCATTCGTTGTTTAGTCTTTCAGTGTTCTTAGAGTAGTTGCTAAACATTACCGAGTTGAATAGAGCTATAGAATCATTCTCCTGCATCTTACCCTTATTAATGTACTTGTTATTCAGTTCTACATTGTAACCATAGAAATCCTGCTTAGCTACAGCTCTAATGTAGCTCTTAGTAGTTTCAGATAGCACCTCAGACTTAGTCCGAGATGCTGTCATTAGTTTTCCGAGTGAAGATGGATGCCATTTCATAGTAACATAAGTGCTTTAAGTTGCAAATCTGTAAGCTCAAAGGTCTCTCTTAGCTTAGGGATAGTAAACTTACCCTCCTGAATAGATACTAATGCCTCATCAAATCTCTCCTTAGATAGTCCAGGCTTAGCTGCCTTAACAGGTACACTAGCCATGTTAGCATCATCATCTAAAGATTGCAAACACAAAAGACTAGACAAACAGTACCTACGAAAGTAAGTCACAGCAGATCCTACTTGCTGAGGATTAAGTCCTGCAGGTAATTCCATGCATGACTCAATAGACTCATTAGAATCTATGCAGATAATCTGAGTACATACACTATTGCCTTGAATAGGCTGTAATAATAGTAGACCATTTTCTAATAAGATAGGCTCTACTGCCTCAGTAATGGCATTGATGTCAGAGTATGACTTTTTAAAGTGGGGATTGGTAGCATTCTTAGCTACTTTGCCGATTGACTGCTTAGCCTTGTGGAGCTTTTGGTGCAGGGTTAGTACAGGTGCTGGTACTACAGCTTTTGTTTTTGTTTCCATGTGTTGTTTTTAATTGTTTACTTGTATAATTGTTTGAGCAAAATTTAATAGCCATTCTTTTGTTATTTTTTTTTGATTACATTGTTCTACTACATCAATAAATTTACTAGCTTGTTGCCTTGTACATTTATCAACTACTGTAAACCAATTAAAGGTGTTTTCAATACATCCAGTTTCTTTTGCATAATGCCACTGTTGTTGATCTTCATTAAATTCTAATCTAATGATGTTAAAGTTTGGTGTTTCCATGTGTATAAATTTATTATTTCAACAAAGATAATCAATTATTTTATATCTGCAAGGAAATTACAATAAAATATCATAAATTCATCAAAAGTTCTTGCAATAAAGTATGTACCCCCTGCAGCTTCTACTGATTCCTGATACCTCTTCTGCACTTCTGACTGCTTATCCTTACCATACTTCACCTCAATCTTCACTGACCTACCTCTAATGGTGGCAGAAATATCTGCAGAGCCTTTTGTACCGGTGCTAGGAGTATAAGTGCCTTTCAGTTGTCTAGTGTTCTCACCTACCTGTATCTTCTTACCCTCTCTATACACTCCCATTGTATTGATTCTCTCAGCTTGAAAGCCTGAATAGGTTAGAAAGTGAATGATACATTTAGTCAGAGCATTGGCTGAGTTATCATTCCAATCGGATGCTGTAATGTATGGCATGGTAGGGTGCTTTAGGGTGAGGTAGTTAATCTCTAGGGCTTTGAGTAGTGTTTTGTTTTCTTTGTTCATTGTTTTAAGTAATTAATTACACATTTTAATATGTATACTTTTTTAGAATAAATATTATCTAATGAATCTAATTTTTTCCAATAGTTATTAGTTCTAATAATTTTCCAATCAGCAATAGTAAAATTACAAGTTAAATCAAATAGCTCCTCATCTTCTGCATATCTCCATTTACTCATTGTTTACAAATAGTTAAATTAGCATTCATTGTAACAGCTCTTAACTTACAATTAGTATTATGAAAGTCTAGAAAATCATTTTTAATAGTATCAGATTTAAAAAATACACCAAGCCCTGAATGATCTAGTTCATTAAAAATAACATCTACTCCTTTTTTCTCAATCCAAATCATTATCATATCATCAAAGGTCATATCATAATGATCAATGGATGTATTTTCTTTAGTCAATACTTCTCCTGTTACTGAGCAAAGAGTTTCATTAAAAATTACATTATCAGCTTTAAAATTATATATTAAATTAGTTATTGTATTTCTGCCTGCTTGTTTTATAGCAGAATATTTATTAGGATTAGAGATGCATTTAGGATAAGATATATCAATGGATGTATCATCTGTTCTTTTAATATAAAAACATTTACCATTATATTTACCATTACCTACATAAATATATTTAACTCCAGGACCTTTTTTTTCTTCCCAAGCAATATGATTTCTAAATTCATGTAGCATTATAGCAGAATCTAATGCATCTAATTTCTCTCCTTTATTATATGAATTTAAAATAGTACTGCACATTTTCTTTCTTTCTTCTTTTGTCATATATTCATTGCTTTAATTGTTAATTCATCCCATATATCTAGCTCTTTTACCTCCTGTACAAATGACAATCTAGTACTGCCTCCATTCCTATTGGTAGAGCAGATATATCCTTTGTATTCGCAGTACTTTTTAAAGTTAATTGTGATGCTGTTCTGTGTTATGTAGTTCTTTTTATCAGGGAATGCATTACAGAATGAATCGTATAACTGTTCTTTTACTGAATAGTAAGTATCCTCTTTTAGATCCTCAAAGAAATAGTACATCTCACTGCTTATCTCATCTAGTATCTTTCTAAAGTTTAGATTGATAGTAGGCATCTCTATAAGACCAATATTAAGATATATTTGTATGCATTCCTGGCAGTAATTATCAAAGGCTGCCCATTGCTCATCATCCCAATCAACAAACAGCTCATGACCAAATAGATCTACAGGAGTAAACTTATCATTGAATGTCTTAGCCATCTCTACCTCATACTTTCTAGCATTGAAAGATGCACCATTGCCTGATATGGTATAGTTAGTAGTTATAATAATCTTAGGGCTGTTAGTTACATCTAGTTTAATAGAATCCTTACCTTTGTATTCAATAGTAATACCCTCAGTAATCACACTGAATAAGCTCTCAAAGTTGAATTTCTTTTTAACATCATCAAATACTAATATCTGACAATCAGTTGATACATTTTGATAGGGGAATTTATTTTGAAAGTCAAACAGCTTACCATCTAAGCTCTGCACTTTCTTAAGATGCCCCATTGCATTCCAAAACAATCCCTTTCCACTTCTACCATTAGGCACATCAGAGATAGCCTCATCATTAAAGATAATAGCTTTGTTATTACTTCTATCCTTATAGCTGTGCAGGAGGTATCCGATTACTGTTTGAAATGCTTTGTACTTACTTTTATCTTTACCTGCTATATTCCATATGAAAGTTCTAAATTCTGACTTATGGTGATCTGTTTTCTTAAAGTCTCTATTGATGACCTGGTCTCTCCAAATAGATAGATCCATATCAGCATAAGATAGTACCTCTTTTTTATCCTTAGATACCTTTACTATGCAATTAGTATAGAATAGATATGCACTATCTTTGTCATCTTTCAATAGGCTTACATTTTTACTAGTCAATATCCCTAAAAATTCTCTCTTAAAGAACTTAAGATTGCCACTCATCAGGTTATAAACTCCCTCAGGCTTATCATTAGATGTGATGTAATCTAATACAAAATCTTTGACATCTTTCTCATATACCTCATTTAAAAATATACCCTCTTTTTTAATCATTTGAAATGTGCCGTTTTTCTCAGGGGAATGCTTAAAGAAATCATTGTTATCTAAGAAAGTTTTGAACTTAAAGTTGTTAAGATTGTAAGCTCCATTCTGAGTAGTGGACCAAAAGTCATCATCTACCATCTTAAACTTCTTTTTTAATGCCTCTTTAGCAGCATTCCAATTTCCATTGTGCTTGACTAAAGTATAGATATTAAATGGTGAATAAGATTGCTTAGATTCAAATGGCTTTATAGCTCCTCCATCCTCACTAAATATATAAAACATATTATTTTGAAAGCCAAAAGTAGCAGAGAATCCATCTTTTATATCTTTGTTAGGTCTAGTCCAATACTCTGAGCCATCCTTTCTCTTATTGCAGAACTGCCAACCTATCCCCTTAAGCAGCTCCTTAGCCTCATCTCCATTCTCAATGTTATATTTACCATCAGGAGTAGTATCTTTCCAGGTCTCTGCCCACTTTCTATCAGATGTATCTTTGTGAGGTAAGCTAATAGTGTGATGCTGATTGTAAGATGTAATTAAATCAAAGACATTATTAATATCATCATCAAAATAGCTCAGCTTTATGTACTCCTCACCACCGATATGACTATATCCACTAGATGGATAGCAGGCACAGTACTGTCCATTGCCTCTCATCTCTACCATTGTAGCTCCTGTAGGATATTTAGCAAATACTCTACCATTAAACTTCTCTTTTGATCTAAAATAAACATGATAGCCACCTCCTGCTGTAGTGTAACAGGATAGCATCCCATCTTTAATGAGCATCTTAATAGATGGCACACTAATAAAGTCATCAAATGTATCTTTAATAGGCTCACCATTATGGCAGTCAAAGTCAATGCAATAAAATTCACTAACTAATCCACAGGCTATCCCTATTTTTTCAGCTTTTAAGAATCTACTATCTACATCTGTAATAGTTTCATAAAGAAAATTATGACCTGCCTCAAGCATTGGAGCTTTGCTGTTCCAAAGTGGTAGAGGATTCAATCCCTCTGCTATTAATTCATTAGCTACATCTATTAGATTCATAATTTATATAAAAAAGAGAGTCCCCCTAAGCGAACAGCCAAGTTGATAGGGGGATTTATACTCTCTAAGATTAAAGTCTTTGTCATTTGGCTGTTCAATTTTTACAAATGTAATAATAATTATTAATACTTTACATAATGTGCAATCTTTTTTTATCAACATACAACTTTGCACAGACTTTGCACACCCAAAAGTTAGCAGTACCAAGGCTTTGTGCAAAGTTGGTCTTTTTTTTTACTTTTTTTTTTTCATCCTGGTCTTATAGTATATATAGGGTAGGGGCTTTTTCTCAAAACTTTGCACAAATCAATCTAAATTATTGATAATCAATGCTATTTTATGTGCAATCTTTTGTGCAAAGTTGTAAGGACCATTTTGACATTGCACAAAAAAAGCCCCTAAGGGCTTAAATTATTTCAGCTAGTTCTTTAGCTGTCATATAATCTTTAAATTTATTGACCTTATCATAATCCCAAGGCATTTGAATCCTTACATTGATATAGTTTAAGTTCTCTATTGCCGAAACTTTGTACTTATCCTCATAATTATCATTAACAGCAGCCTCAACTAATGGCTCTATCTCATGCAGATATACTTTATCCTTTTGCCTGGACCATCTCCTGTGCATTCTGATGCCATGAATAACAGTAGCATGATGTCTATTCATAAGCCTACCTATTTCACTAAGTGTGAGCTTGCACTTGTTCAGCCTGTACATTACATAGTATCTCTTATAGACATAGGCTCTATTTCTAGAGTTGGTAGCTAGTTGATACTTTGTGATTTGCTCTTTTAAAAATTTTATTTCTGTCATAATAATTTAGTTTGAGTTACTGACTTAAATAGATCCGATTGTGACTCCATTACACCGGTAGCATTAATGAAATCAATCTCTACTTTAGCAGATTGGATTAGAGTTCCTGCAAGCTGAGATATTGCCTTAGCTTTATCCACCTCTACATTCACCTGGTCTGTTGTTAATGTTTCATCACTCAATCTCTCGAGAGCCATGAAGATGTGATCTCTTAAATCACTTAGTTTGTTGTGTGCCATTTTTATTTATTTTATTTATTAGTTTACATTTTAATCTCATTACTTGCTGAAGCTCTTTAGGTAATCTTTGTATGGTATTTCTAGCCATGTTCTCCTTTTTAGTAATCATTAGCAGATTATCAATATCATTATTCAGATAATTACCATCCTTATACACTACTACCATCCCCTTAGGAATTGGTCCATTGTGCTGTTCCCAAGTGTACCTGTTCAGCTGTTCCCAATGTGAATCTGCTAGCTTAATATACAGGTACATCTTACCTCCTGTATCCTTTCTCTGATGGATAGTACCTATAGGCTGAGTGTTGGTAGGCTTAGAGCCTTTTTTAAACATAGTGTGAGCCACTTTTTGATATACTTCTGTGGACATTTTCTGTCCTTTGTTAGGAGGTACAGTGCCTTTTTTAAATTGAGTAGCTTTACCACCTAGATAACCTGGAGGGAATTGAGTAGACCGAAGATATACAGGATCTTTCTTAATACCCATAGCAAATGCTCTATTATATACTGATGACTCTGATAATCCTAAGTCATCTGCTATCTTTTTAGTAGGCTCAAATGGATACCTTTCTCTTATGATATCATTCATACCTCTTCAATTAATAGAATTAAGTCATCATTCTTCTGTATGAGCTGCTTAACATGATCAGCATCATATGCCTCTACTAT